TACGTGGCTACAGTTTGGATGAAATATCTCACGGTTTGGCAACGTCCCAATATACGGATAATTGCCAGGCGCATCAGCCGTCAATTTCACGATTTTACCTTCCCAATTCCGGCACGCATCTTTCGCGCCGTGACTCGATATAATTCCGTAAAACGCATTCCGCCCGACCGCCTCATTTATCGCCGACTCGCGCTGTGTCCGTGCTAACTTAGTACGTGTCACCATCTCCGCATAAACTTGTGGATTCCACCGCCGGTGCGCTGCGTCAATAATTCCGGTGTCTAACGAATCGCCAAGTCGCTTTCTTAATTCCACGAGGATGTCATGCCTGATCGCATCAGTCGCATTAATTCCTTGCGATAGATTCGAGCGCATAGCCTCCGCCGTTACTTGACGGACTGCCGTCCGAACCTTTCGTTCAACATTTTGCGTTATCTGTAGGAGGTCGTCTTGCGTATCAGCAATCGCTGTCTTAATAAAGTCGCGATTCATTCGGTTAAATGAAACGATTTTCTCCGCCTCGGCAACTGTGTCCGCTACACCTAGCGACATAATTGCGATAATGACTCCGTCTTGAGCCGCCATCGGTATAGTTGACGCAACCCACTTCGTAACTTTTCCGTTAAGATCATCAAGCGCGTTCTGTATCTCTTTTTGAACGGCTAATACGTGAGCACGCTCAATATTCGTTAAATCAATACTTTTAAGCTCGGCGCCAACCTTCGCCAATGCTTGGTCGTAATACTTAATAAGCGTTGAAACTTCGTAGTCATACGTCGGTATAGGAACATTCGCCATTATCAAGCACCACCGTTGTTAAATATCGATGGGCTAACGAAGCCATTAGCGTTCTTCTCATCCTCACCAATCCGACGGATGACTTCGTCCGCCTTCTCATCGTCAACGTTATCTTGGCGCTTAATAGCGCTCTTAACATCAATAGTCGGCTTATTTCCGGTACGAAGCGCCATGATTTCCGCTTCTTCTTTTTCGTTCTTAGGGATTCCGTCTTGCCAGTTAATCGTCGGATAAACGGCTTCGAACGAAGCATCACCGTTAGCAATTTCGATAAGCTGGCACGCATAAAGCGCATCGCGAACCGCCTTATCATAATGCGTCCGAATACGGTTGACCTTCGATAAGATCGGAAGGAATCGCGCCTTAATAGCTGCACTATCCGTGTGTGACGTTCCAGTTCCGCCCGAATTTTCTCCGAGTACCGAACCGAATAGCCACTGTGGAGTTTCCGAAATTTGAAAGACTAGCGCGAGCAATACTTCGAGCTCCTTGAATGCCTCCGCGAGCTGACCGTTCCAGGTCATATAGCCGGGCGCAACGTCTTCCTTCGTAACCGGGATATATTTACCTCCGAACGATAAGCTCTTCCCGTCAATACCGGTATCAAGGTCCGGACCGTATGCCGTCGGGTCACTGTGCTTCCAAAGGATATAATCAATTTGTACGAGACGGTCGTTAATAGCCGCAAGCATCGATTCCAACTTTTCGAGTCCGCCGATACCTTCCCAATCGTCATCGACGCTCTTATACGGAATGTGCTGGACGAGCAAATATGGAACGCCAGTTTCAACGATGTCTTCTTCGCGACCTGTTGCCACTTTTTCGCCGATGATATACGTTTGTAGAGGATAGCCCCATTGCGTATCGACTCCGCCTTCATATTCGAAAAGGCGATAACGCTCATAAATAATATAGCCGGGAATATGCCGCTCAACGTTTAAGAACGGCTTTTCACTCTTGCCGTCGATAACGTATTCAACGGTGCAAACGTTTACTGCTTTGAACGACTTAACGTTTCCGCGACTCGTTTCCGGAAATACGAATTCAGCGTTTACGTGCTCGACAATTGATTCCATTGATACGTTATCCGGTATACTTCCGCCTCGTGCCAGCACTTCCGAATAATCATGCCGATAGCCCCAACGGACTTTAAACCAGGCGTCACCGCGATAACCGTTTCCGATACAGCTTTCGTGCATCAGTTTAACGAGATCGTTTTCTTCGACGTAATGGTTAATTGCCGTTTGCTGATCGCTAGTGTCCGGCAATCCCGATTCAAAGCTCGGTGGTTCGCCTACGAGCAGGTCAGCCGGCTTCGTTACGAGGATATCCGCGAGATTGACCGCGATATATAATTGCTGTAGCTGATCGGCGAATGGCGAATCCTTGAGTAGTTTCGTAGCGCGCTCGTATACTTCGATTTGCTTGCCTTGAAATACCTTTTTCAGCCGCTTATATTTCGAAATGCGTTCGCGGTGTTGATATGGCGGAAACTGTTCGCCAGGCTTAAACGAATCAAACGTATAGGTCGTCGTAAATTCGCTCAGCTTGTCAAGTTCCGCTTTATTGTCCCAAAAGAAGCCCAATCCGCTCCCTCCTTTCGTATTAATCGTCTAATAATTCGTCCAGTTCTTCGAGTTCTTTCGCAATATCTTCGTTCGAGCGATTGCTTCCGCTGTCTTCCGTAATCATTACTTGCTTTTCCGTTAACAATCCGAAACGACGAAGGAACAAGTCAATGCCCTTTACGGAAGGCTGCGAGCCACCGATTAGTTTCATCATTTGACCGTAAACAAACGCGCGCTTTTCCGATAAAAAGTCGTCAGCAATTGCGTTTTTATACTCGATGAATACCGGGTCCTTAGTCCGCCAACCCCAGAGAGTTTTGTTCGTAACGCCAACTTCTTCCGCAATATCTTCTTGGGTCCGTTTCTCACCCGTTTCACGTAGTTCATTTTCGACTAGCAAATACGCCGCCTTCTGTTTCCTTGCGTCCAGCTTTGCCTCTAGCGCCTTAATTCTGTTTCCCATTATTACGTCCTCCTTTCGATTAATCTTTGTTTCTAGTCATCAATAATTCAAAGCAATCTTTGCAAACTCTTTCTGAACCGAAAGATATTAAGTGATATTTTTTAGATTTACTAAAGTGGATAACCCCATGACATTGCCAACAGTGTATGAATCCTAAACAGGAGATCGGTATAAGTATGATTAACAGCACTATGAATAATAAAGGTTTAAATAACCATTCGTTTAAAATTTTCATTTAATCATCCCTATACTTACTTTTAGGTATTTATTGTCGTTTATTTCCGCCATTACTACGTCAACACACGCCTCTACGTCCGCGTTAATCTCTGACTCCCAAAAACGGTATAAAGAGAATCCGCAAGCTTTAACGTATGCGTTTTTCGATTTATCTCTCGCCATGTTTTTCGGTAATCGATGCCAATAATCGCCGTCACATTCGATTACGATTCCGTATTCAGGCAATAAAAAATCTAGGGCGAATTTATTCCCTAGATTGTACTGTTCTATATATTCAATTCTGCGAGCGTTAAGTTCATTTGCCATTTTAATTTCGATTGATGTTCGGTTGTTTTTATTATGAGACTGTTTAAGAACCGATTTAACTCCGTTTGCGCTACGCATTGCTTTTCCTTCCGGCGTCGAAAAGAAACGCTTATGTCCTTCGTTCAACTTTTCAAGCATTTCGTTAAATTTACCTGTTTCTTTCAACTTTTTTATATGATTTTTAGAGTTTTGACTCAGCTGCTCTCGCGTGAATATCTCGCTATGTGGAGGTCCATTCCATTTACCACCATAGTTAACGTTATTTTTTCCCATTTGCGATTCTGATTTTAGTTTAGCTACGCAACTTTTACAATAGAATTGAAATTCGCCTTTTCTTATTCGTTGTTTTAAGTATCTTAGACGTTTATTTATCGTAGTTTTACAACTACTACAAGCAATATCAACGGTTACTTCGGATTCATGTGGTGGCTTTTGAATTCCGTATTTTTGTATAAAGTACGAGATTGTTCTCCTACTTACACTACATTGCTCTGCTATCTCGTCTCTAGTACGTCTTTGTTTGTGATATTCGTAAAATAACCACTCTTTATCTTTATAACTCATACAATCATCTCCCTTTGATTGTTCTCCTTATATAAAAATACTGGCAGGCATAGGAGAGATGCTTTTCGGTTCGCGTAACCTAGCCAGCGAGAGATATTAAATCCATTTAGGTTTTTTCGTGATTCTTGATTTCGGTTTGAATATGCTATTTACAGCTTGCTGAGTTGAATCTAAAATGTCGTCGTTATCAAGGAAAGGATATTGCACCATTTGGTCTAGTAGCATCGTATGTCTATCGTTAAAGACAAGCGTTTTGTTGTGGCACAACGGCTCTAGCGACTCTATACGTTGTTCTTTGCTACTTTGGTGACTTTTAATATCGTTAATCCGGCACTTATAAACGCCTTCCACGCGCGCTTTCTCTTGTAGTTGCCGATAAAATTCATGGTATGCGTTAATGGTCTCTACGCTAAATATCCGTGCATTAAATCGTTTGATTTTTTCAATACAAACGTCGATATACGTATGTGCGGGCTCTTTCGAAGCATGTACGTCAAGAACGAAAATAAGTCCGGTGGGATCGTGCTTGCCGATCATAACCACGGCATTGTAGTCAGATCGCTTATTCTTGCCCATCGCAATGTCCCAAGCTCCGACGATATATAAATCTTTTAACGGAATCTTCAGGTCCTCATATACGACGTACGCCGTCTGATTTTCGTAATAATAATGATACTTCGCATAGTTTTCCGGAAAGAAGAACTGCTCGTCTTCACTGAACGCCAGGTTACGGTACTCCGAATTGTATGCCCGTGTGCCCATGTTAACCTTTTCGTGCATTAGCCCGCGATAAGACCAACGCCACGGCCACGCTAGTTCGATGCCGTCTTCGAGCGCCTCCTTGTTTGCGTCATAGAAAGCGTTGACTTCTTCCATCGACTCAGACCGCGCGTACAGCTCGCAATATTCGTCCCATAACTTCGGATTTGTGGGCTCGCTAATCACCGCGCCATGAAACGATGACTTGAAGTCTTTCCGTTTGAGTACGTGATTCAAAAGCCCGGTCGCGCTGACCATCGTACCGACTAGCACGATTGCCGTCGCTTTCGACCCGATCGGCACCACGACCGAATTAAACCAATGTACGAGTTTTTCCCGTGCTTCCTTCGTGCCTTCGTTGTTCATTGACGACGGATCATCGATAATAACGAGGTCAGGACGTACAGCTCCGTGTCTCTTACCACGTAGTTGCTTACCGGAGGAGGACGCCTCGACTAGCGTATTCGATAACGTGATAAATGCTTCTTCGTTGTCCTTTTCGTTGCGTTGATTGTGTTCGTGCATCAGTACGCCAAAGTCTTCGCGCAGTAGTTCGTTAAACTTGAGCTGTTTGTTAACCCAGCCGATCAGCTTCTTTGATAACGAGTCGGTTTCCGAGATAATCAGCACGTACTTGCGCCGTCTGAACACGACTTGATGCAACGGAAAGGCGTTCGAGAACATGCCGGACTTAGAATGGCCACGCGCT